TCGACAACTTTCTCGATAACCAGATCCCGCGTAGGGTGGTTGTTCGTCTCAAGGTCGCTTAATCCGAGCCGCACGATGCGCTGAGTGGGAGACTCAAACACGATGACACGAGTGGGCTCTAGGTTCCCCATTGCCTGCTGGACGGCCTCCGCAAACCGGATTGTCAACATTGGCTCAGAGATGCCTGGCTTGCGTTTGAAAGCCACTTCTGCGAACCGCGGTCGGTCGCAGTAACTCAGTAGTTTGTTGCGCACCACATCCCAATCCCGCTTGTTCTGCTGCGCGATCAGGTAGTGTGCGTTTACGGATGCTCTCGCTTGGGCTGCGAGTATCTCTGACATGCGGCTACCGGTGTCCACTAAAGCGGTTTCGGTAGCTGGCTTCTCTTTGCTGAGTATTTCTGGTTCTGCCATGATGGAATACCTTTCCGAGTTGATAGTTTCCTATTTGGTGGATGGCCACTTCTTACCGTTGACTTGCACTAATTGCGGCGCCTCAAGTTTTCCTCCGGCTCTCACGTCGAGGGAGCCACCCACGCTGGTCAGGGCCGGGAGTTGATCGTCGGCTCTCACGTCGAGGTAGCCACCCACGCTGGTCAGGGCCGGGAGTTGAGCGTCGGCGCTCACGTCGAGGTAGCCACCCACGCTGGTCAGGGCCGGGAGTTGATCGTCGGCTCTCACGTCGAGGTAGCCACCCACGCTGGTCAGGGCCGGGAGTTGAGCGTCGGCGCTCACGTCGAGGTAGCCACCCACGCTGGTCAGCCACTTGCCAACAATCTTCTGCTTCTTAGGAATGAGAAGCGTCCCAACCTTATCAACCTTCCTCTTGGGGAACCTCTCTTTTAGCGCCGCAAGGGTTCGAGCGGCAGCATCCGCTTTGTCGTACCAGGCCGGAAGGATGTCCTGATCGATAACGAACTCGTAGGAATCGAAATCCTCCAACTTCTTTGTCTTCACGGAAGGCAGCAATTCAGTACGCAACACATTTGGACCTTTCGATCCGTCCGCGTGCAGTGGTTGATGCTTTTGATTTTCGCCGCGAATGATGGCTTCATGCGAGTCTGATTCGCCCCAGAATGCTTCATCCTTAGTCAGTACTGCACTGAAAAAGTTACACATGATTTCTCCCTTTCTCACTGAATCGTGCTGTACGTTGTCGTCGGTTGCGGTTCATCCAGCGGCATAGCTGTGGCCATCGCCTCAATCTCTCGATACGTCACGCCTTGCCATCCACAGCATGGACATTGCTGCGACGGACCAGTAAAGATAACCTCGCATCCTAAATGGATGCAGACCATTGCAGCATCTTGAAGGATGACAGACATCAGAACTCCCCAACCTCGCCAAACTCGGCGGCCTTCTTTTTAGCCCACCACGCGCGAAGATATGCCGTTCTCTCCGCCGGCTTCTCAAACTGCGGTTGCAAGTCGGGCCGATTGCAGGCGAGCGCGAATGCTTTCCAGTCGGTCGTTACGCCATCCTCTTTAGGTCTCACCCATCCCACCGAACCCATAGGAGTAATCGCCTTCTGCGCATCGCCGATTAACGCTCTGAGATGGTTGTTCGCCAACTGCTTATCTGCCGCCGCTTGCTTTTCGGCATCTTCGGCATCTTTCATCTTGACGGTCCAGTCGATGATCTCCGGGCCCGGGTCTTTGATGATCGCGCCGGTGTTGAGCGAGAACTTACGCGCCAGGTACCTGCCGTAGGACTCCGATTCGTCGATGTCTGGCTCAACATGCTTGAGGACGTTATCAAACCAAAACGACCGGCAGACCTCAATCATGTCCCGTTCGAGGTCCATATCCCGGCGAATGCGGAACTGCTCCAGTGTGTTGCCGGAGAACAATACAGCGAAGTTCCATCCCTGCGCCTCGCAAACAGCCTGATACCATGCTACCTGCACCAGATAGTGAGCGGGCACTTCATCTGAACCTTCGATCCCCCATTCGTCTGAGCGCCGTGAACTGCATTTGACCTCAAGGCCACTATTGACCGACGCAATCCAGCCGTCCGGCGCCCCAAGCATCCAAGACTCACGTCCGATGACAAGCGTCGAATCGCGCCATGGTTTGCTGTTGGGGAAGATACTGGCCAAGGCCGCTGGCGCGGTAATGTCTACACCAAACCGTTCAGCATAGCGACCGCGTACAATCGGTTCGAGTGCCGATCCCCACCAAAGCAGTTCCTTATCTAATTCGGGCTGTGCGCCAGGATTGATCTTACCTTCGTAAATTTGAATTGGACGTTTCCAAGGCGAGATGCCAAGAATGGCAGCGGCATCCGTGCCGCCTATCCCGCCCTGCCTGGATGATAAATAGCTTTCCTTCTCTTCGCTGATTGCCACGGTGTTCCTTTCCGTTTACGGACAACAACTCACTGGTCGCTTATGCCGTTGTCTTCCGCGTGAACCGGCGCGGCTGCTCTTGGAACCCGAGCGCCGACGCCATCTCTTTCGTCAGGTCGCGATTGCCGGCGAGCACTGCATGAATGTACTGCACGGAGAATCCAAGTTTGGCCGCTACCTGAGTCTGTGTTTGCCCTGCGCGGGGGGTGAAACTCTCCCGCAAATGCTTGATGACTTCGCCTTCGGTGTAGTGTCTCATGGTCGCTACCTTACTTCGTCTTCAGTTTGGTTGTCAACAAGATTCTGAGCATTCGTCATCTCAGCGTCAGGTGCACGGTTGAGAACCGCACTCAGGCCGAGCAGACCGTGAGTGTTCCCGCAGACGCACCGCATGGCCGAGTCTGTGATCATTCCGCACTCGCACAGGTATGCGTCCTGTAGGCGGATTACGGTGATTTCAGCGAGTGGTGCCATTGGCCTTGTTCCCCTTTATTTCTCTGTAAAACTCGCGCAGGGTCTGAATTGCCTTTTTACATTGATCGTTATCCATCATCCCGAAGTGGCACTCCTTTGCGGGGATGCCCGTTTGTGCCGAGAGCCATTTATAGGCATATGCTCTAGCTTTCCCTTTTTTCCAACCCCGATGCGTAATTGCAGATCGCCATAAGTTGTCAAAAAGCGAGTGGCCCTCAATCTTCAACTTGCGCAGTTCCGCGTCCGCCAACCTGCCTAGAGGAACGTTACCAGGCAGACCGTCTCGTCTCCTATGGCACCCCACCCAAGCCTTACATGCAATGCAGACATAGACCATTCCACCGTAGGTGCTGCGATAGACGGCCGCGTCGGGCAGTAGCACGGCCTCTGCCCCACAGTAGGGGCAGAATACTTCGGGCTTCGACTTGGCGGCGGTCTTGGTCATAGTGGCTTGTTACAGTCGTGTTCTTCGTTGCTGAAAAGGTGCGCGTCGTTGAATGTGGGGTAGCCGTCAGGCGTGTAATTGGTCCGGTGGATATGGTCGGCGTGCTGATGGGTCCGGCTCTCCTGCTCAGCGGCCTTGCAGGATTTAGAGCAGAACTTTGCCCATCCGCGCTTTACGTCGGCTGAGCGCGCAGTGAATGTCTTGCCGCACCGCTTATTCTGGCATTTGCGCTGGACCTTCATTATTCCCCTCCCCCCGCTGCGGCTAGTCGAGTTAGGTTGTTTATCTGCGCCGATCTCTCGTTGATGCCATTTTGGGCGGCATTAAGAGCCTTGTCCAACTCGAAGGCGTGAGCCGCCAATGATCGCCCATCATCGAACGATCTACCGTCATCGCGGACAAGGTGCGCCATTTCCAGAATCTTGCGCGATATGTCGCACTCCCGGAAGGACCATTCAACAGTCGCTGCCTTAGTCTCTGGCTTCCAGAATTGGTTGCGTAGACCGTTGAGAAATGCATCAGGGCCAGGTTCTTCGGCGCTCCGGCATACGGAGTCGTAATGCAACTTTGCCACCGCGCAGAGAAAATAGGCGTCTTCGCGCGTAATCTCTAACCGCGCTTTAGCTGAGAACACAAAGCCGATATGTTTCATAAATACCTTTTCAGCGACCAGCGAGACTTCCCCTAATCCCGCTGGTCGCGAGCATCTCCCTTATGGCGGAGAGCGTGTCTAGGTATCCCTCCCAGAACCATTCAGCACGAGCCAGGAGGCTGCTTTGCCCGCACCGAATCTCGTCAATCAGTGAATGATATGCCGATGAGCAACAAACCATGCAATCGGCTGCTCCATCAGAATCCATGCGGCGGCTAACAGAACCAATGCCATAAGCGTGTCCACGGTCCCGAGTCCGCGTTTCTTTGCCGCTACCGGCTTTGAGAGTGGCACCTCGTCTATGTAGTCGCGCAAGGGAAACGGGATACTCTCCCGGCCTGTTGCTTCCATCTCTGCGATGATTCCGCGGGCGATGGTGCGGTTTAGATCGTGATCGTCAATCGGCGTTATGTTCACAATGTATCCTTTCGCATTTAATGCGGTTGATCTGTCACCTAAACCTAATCGCGGTTACTGCCCCGCCCTTGCGGTCCATATTCCTTGCATGAACCAGAACGCCTCAGTACGCGTAAGATAAATAGCGGTCGCAGTATTGCGTCGGTTACGCACTTCTACAAACTGGTAATGGTCATCCTCCCCAGCAATCTCTATTGCTATCGCACAGAGACCACATTTGCTAACCGATTCGGCGCAGAGCGGGTTGATTTCCTCAAGATTATCGACAAGCCTGGTCTTCACTGTCATATCAGTCATGCGGCCTCCTCCTTTGGAATATCCGGCTTGACCTTCAGATAACTGTACAGCGTCTGGGGAGTGAACCCGTACTCCCGAGCGATGGATCGCACAGACTCGCCGGCCGCCCTGCTTTCGACGCGATGCCGGAGTTCGTCCGCCTGTGATGGATTCAACTTTGGTTTCCGGCCCTTGTATTTGCCTGCGGCCTTGGCGATGGCGATGCCTTCGTCTGCCCGTTCGCGGATCATCGCTCGTTCGAACTCCGCTACGGCACCCATGATCGCCAGCAGCATATTACTCATCGGCGTATCGTCTCCGGTGAATGATAGATGCTCTTTGACGAACTCGACCACAATGCCGCGCTTCGTCAAGTCCTTAACCAGTTTGAGCAAGTCTCTAAGATCACGCGCGAGGCGGTCCATTGAATGCACTATTAGCGTGTCGCCTTCACGTAGAAAGTCAAGGCAAAGCGCCAGTTGCGGGCGGTTTGTATCCTTGCCGGAACAATGATCCTCAAACACTTTGTCCACCTGGACGCCTTCTAACTGGCGGGCAGTGTTCTGGTCAACGGTTGAAACTCTGCGATATCCGATCTTGTGGCCTTGCATGGTTATCGTCCTTTCTTGAGCTCTTTTCTCACTCATAAAGCATCCAAAAACAGCGGAAGCTCCCGGTCGATGCTTGCTGTGACAATCGACCGGCGCATCCTCTCGGACATATCGAGGGCCTCTTGTGCCGCTATCGCTGCCTCTCTATCGCGGTCGGCGTCCGACCATAACTCTATGGAGTGCTCCGAGTGATCGCTCCAACCGCCGCAACGAATGCACCGATTAGAGCCATG